AAGATGAGAGTAGTGGTTTCCAGAGTTGGTGTGCAGACATGTGGGCAGTTTTATGGGCTCTTTGGTATAGAGGTGCTGAAACGAAGAATATTCCTGAGTTGGAGTTTGCTTGGTCTTCAGATCCTATCGATAAGATTGACAGGGTAGGAATCCTTCATAATGCTGGTATTGTAGATATAAACATGGGTGATTATCCTGCATTCTATAAGGGAATCTATCACACAGGTAAAGATCCTTTCCAAGATCCCCACCTACAAACAGTTGTTAATAGTGAGGCTGCACAGAAGAAATGCACCTTCTATTACGTTAAAGAGCTTTTAAAGTTAAAAGAAAAATATAACCTTAATTATTAATACAATGGCAATTCAGAGAAATCTTAAAGCATTTGTTCGCTTCGATGGAAGCGGAAGGGTTGTTGCAGGCAGCCTTATTCTGAGAAAACAAAAACCTAAAGTTGGTAACTGGCAAGAGATTCCAGCATATGAGTGTTGTGCTCCTACGACTACAACAACCACTACTGCTGCACCTACAACTACTACAACTACTACACCAGCACCATAATGGCTAAATCATTATTTCCACAAGAGATGTTGAGCAGTGCGTCAGGAGATCTTTCTCCTGATGCTATTGCTACAAAGTTAACGTATTTTGAGCTACAGCTACATAACTTGCACTGGGGTACACGTTCTTATGCAGAACACCAAGCTCTTGGTGGTTTATATGATGCTGTCTTTGATTTCAAAGATGAGATCATTGAGAAGATCATGGGTTACTCAGGCACTCGTGCTAAGATTGGTAATCCAGGACAGTTGAAAGACTATTCTCCAGGTGTATCAGAAACAGTAGTATCTGACTTAATATCATTTGCTAAGCAGTTACAGAACTATGGTGCATCTAACAACATGCCTGACATCGAGAATGTTGCTCAAGCATTGTCTGGAAAAGCAGCTACAACTAAATACTTGTTAACTCTGTCGTAATGCAGATAAAGAAGAAATTCTTTCCAAAGATAATGAAACATAACGATGAGATATATTTTGCTCATCTAGAGGGTATCATTGATTCGGTGGATGAACTTTGTGCAATGGAAGTGATAAAGCATCCTAGAGCATACAGCTTTAGGATTGCTCCTTCACTACCAAAGTATACTAACCCATTGATAGAAGAATTATTCAAATTCCACAACATGTTCCAGATAAAGCTGAACATGTCCAAGAGTATAAAAACAAGTGCAGTGATTGCATTTGAAATTACATTAGATTAACTTTACATAAACCAAAACATTTTATTATGTCAGAATTACAAGAAACAGGAGCTACGGAAGTTCCAACATTTGATCCAAACAAGAAATACACTTGGTCATCTAATCAACCATTTACTATCTCAGGAGCTGAGTTTGGTATCATCTTAAACTCATTACGTGCTACGTTGGGTACAGAAGATGCTGCTCGTGTACTATTAGCTGATAAAGCTTCTTCAATCATTGAAGGTGCTCTTGCTCGTGCTGTTGAAGCAGGAGAAGTGAAAGAGATGGTTGACTAATAATGTACTTAGGAGCTTACCGTAAGATCAGCTCCTAGGTCTTTTTATGCATCTTTGGTGTAACGGTAGCACAACGGTCTCCAACACCGTTTGTAGAGGTTCGAATCCTTTAGGGTGTGCAAATATGATATACGAACCACATAATAGAATTGATGTCACCACACCAAAAGGTGATGGGATTATATGGTTAGTAACAGAGTATGGTCATGAGACCGATACAATATATACAATAATAATTAATGCCACTGGGGAGCTCTGGCAATACACACACAGAGATATTATAGTAAAACCCAATACAACATTTAGAAGGTATGGCAAAGCAATGGATTCAGAAGGCAACAGCCTCCATTAAACGTAGAGGTACAGAAGGTAAATGTACACCAATCACTAAACCTGGTTGCACTGGTAAGGCTAAAGCTCTTGCTAAGACATTCAAGAAGATGGCTGCTAAACGCAAAGGTAAGTAATGGCATCTATCAAGAAACCTGGTCCATACAATCCACAGAAGGCTACAGCCTATGTTGGTAAAGGTGTTCTCAAACAAGGAGGAAACATCACTCCTGTTCCCAATGGTCATTTGATCAAGAAAGATGGAACATCACTGAAGAATGGTGGTAAGATAAAGTGCTGGACAGGGTATGTTAAGAAAGGCACTAAGAAGAAAGGTGGTAAGACTGTTAATAATTGTGTTAAGAAGAAGTAATGGCAAATAAAGCAATTGTTAAAGCTGGTGGTCAGACACATAAAGTTTTCAAAAAGAAAACTGATAAGGGTATAGGTGATAAGGGAGACATTGTTGTAGATCACATAGCTGGTCCTTCTGCTGGTAAGTGGGATAAGATCAATCTTACCAATATGGCAAAAGCAAAAACTGTTAAACAAGGTGCAGCATCTGTAAAGAAGTGGCACAAAGACAATCCTAATTATGGCAAAAAGTCCAGCTTGGCAAAGATCCGAAGGAAAAGATCCTAAAGGTGGCCTCAATAGAAAAGGTGTAGCGTCTTATAGACGTGAAAATCCTGGTAGTAAATTAAAGATGGCAGTAACAACTCCTCCTTCTAAGTTAAAGAAAGGAAGTAAAGCTGCTAATAGACGTAAATCTTTCTGTGCTAGAATGTCTGGTGTGAAAGGTCCTATGGCTAAAGATGGTAAACCAACACGCAAAGCGTTGGCATTAAGAAAATGGAACTGTTAAACTAATATAACAATGGCAAAACAAATGATTAAACGTGCTGATGGTTCTACCTCTCAGCGTGGTCTATGGGATAATTTGAGAAGCAAAGCTGCTCAGAACAAAAAGACTGGTGCTAAACCTAAAGCTCCAACAAAAGCAATGTTGTCTCAAGAAAAAAAGATCAAAAGTAAAGGTAAATGATACTAGCTATTAGTGATGATTGTAAACAGAGATACTTCTCTGAAAAGAAAAAGGGAGGGGTTATTTATAAAATTACTAATAATATTGATGGTAAGTTTTACATAGGAAGTACAAACAATCTAATAAAAAGATATTATACTCATATACATGATATACGTTCTAACAAAAACACTTGTGTTAAACTAATTAGAGCAGTTAACAAATATGGAGAAGATAACTTTAAGTTTGAGATTGTTTGTGAGTGTCCCACTGATAAAATTCTACAAACTGAACAACAATATATAGATACTCTTGAACCACATTACAACATTGCTAAGATTGCTGGTAGTAATATTGGTATAAAGAGAACTGAAGAAGTTAAACGTAAGAAATCAGTTTCTCAGAAGGAGAATTGGAAAGATGAGAATTATAGAACTAAACATCTAGAAAACTTATCAAAGAACTGGAAAACTGGTTCTAATCATAAAATGGCTAAACTTACAGAAGAACAAGTCATTGAGATTAAGAAACAATTGTTAACTGGTCTTCTTCCTAAACAGGTTGCAGACAGTTTACAAGTAAGTTATCACTCTGTGAAGGATATTCATAGAGGAAAAACTTGGAAACATATTACAATATAACATTCGTGCTAACAAGGGCTCAGGTAAGAAACCTACAGCTGCTATGTTAAAGCAAGAGAAGAAAATTAAAGCTCAAACAAAAAAGAAATAATATTATGGCAAAGAAATCAGGAGGAAGTCTTACAGGATTGAAGGCTTCAACTAAACGTGTAGGACCTGTAGATCCTAAAGGTGCTTGGACTAAGGTACAAGAGAAGACTCTAGCAGGTGCTAAGGGTAAGGCTGTCTTAAAGAAAGACAAGCAATTAGGTGCAACTAAAATGTCTAAAAAGAAATAATCATGGCTACTATCAAGAAGAAAATGCAAATGGGTGGTGAAATTGGTGCTTTCAATAAGCTCAAAGGTGCTGCAAAGAAGAAAGAACTAGACAACTATAAGAAATTTGGTGATGGTCCTGGTTCAGGTCCTTCTATTGATAAGACTAAGAAACCTGCTCCTAAGCCTAAAGCTAAGTCTGGTGGTTCATTCCCTGACTTAAACAAAGATGGTAAAATCACTAAGGCTGATATCTTAAAAGGTCGTGGTGTAATTGCTAAGAAGGGTGCTTCTGTAAAGAAATGTCGTTATGGCTGCAAGTAATATGACTGCTGGCAAAGCTAAGAAGTCTGGTAAGCCTCAGAAGGCACCAAAAGTACCAGCTCCTAAACCAATCAATGGTAATTATATGCGTGAAGCTGACACACCAAAGAGATTAAAGAGTCCTATGCTTCCTATGAAGAGAAAGAGACTATCAAAATAACTTGTTTTTCATTTTGTGATTTTTTGTGATTCATTAACAAGCAAGAAGGCTCCTTTTGGGAGCCTTTTTC